ACGAAACTCTGGTTCACAAACAATTCTTTTTGGGTTAGCAGCCCATCAAGTCTTAACGCAAGCTCAGAAGAACCTACGTAAAGCCTCGGATGGCCTCCACTCTCATGTTAAGAGGGGGGTCGAAGGGCTAGGGGAGCCTGCGCGTGTCGGTGACACAGCACAGTCTACGATGCTTAATTGCGTCCGAGACATATTGTCCACGTTCGGTTATAAACACCGTCCCAAGGTATTCAATCCTATAATAGGAGTGAAAGAATGGTCTACACAACTTATGCAAGCTATTGTAAACCGAAGTGTCCGCCCACCCAAAACATCGGGTAGGTTTGGTCGGATATTATATAATATTCTCCGGCCCGGAAGACGTACCACTCAAAGAGAGTGGAGGTTCCTGTGGTCACTTCATAAAATGGTGAGCGAAATTGAACTTAGCGCAGCAGACAAATCATCTGCATACACCAAACACAAATCAGCACTCACGCAAAAACATTCACGTTTGTCTCCAAGGACAACTATAGCTATCGAACAAACTGTTGATAACCTTTTCCCAAAAGGTTGGGATAGCTCCTTGGACACTACACACATTTATTCACACACAGTAAAGGCACGCCACGGTCATTGGACTGAACCCGACAACAACATCGTCGAGGCAGTTGCAATACCCGATAAGGGAAAGTTCCGCATTATCACGAAACCACATTGGAAGCATGATCGCTTCAAGTACCTGCAAAAGGCACTTTGGAAACGTATACGGAAATCCCCACTTATGGTGGTAGATGGCCCTCTTACTGATTCACATTTAGACTCATTGACAAACGATGGAGACTGGATATCCGGCGACTATTCAGCCGCAACAGATAATTTGAACATAAACGTTCCATACACCATACTTTCCCGCATTTTAGAGCGGTCAGTACGGCTGACGGAGGCACAAAAACAAGATGCCCTCGACGAGGTTGGACGCCATTTGGTCAAATATCCAGACAACACCACCATCACACAATCATCAGGTCAACTCATGGGGAGCCTCTTGTCATTTCCACTGCTTTGTATTGCCAATTTGGCAACACTACCTGCGGACACACCGTGTTTAATTAACGGTGATGACATACTCTTTAGAGGAACCAAACAATCATTCACACTGTGGAAGACGGCCGCACGAAGAGTCGGCTTTATTCTTAACGAGCGTAAAACATACATCCACCCTAGATTTGCTACCATGAATTCTCAATGTATTCTGGATGGCAAAATCCATTCCTGGGCCAATTTAAAGATGGCCAGGCATTGGGATGGGTCCGCTTTTCTTCAAAGTGGACTTTCTATAGACACATACAAAAGACGAGTACAGCAGTATCAAAGGGCAAAGAAATTGCCTAAAAATACAAGAGATCTGTGTACACCCACCGCCCAAGGAGGGCTGGGGGGTACAACAGAAATCCAGGTTCCGCTTACCATGCCGAGTCAAATCGGTCATTACGGCAAGCTGCTGAACAAGGGATGGCTTCCTGGATACCAAGCTGCAAAGAAACTCCTACAAAATTGGGACAACGCTCTCTTTAAAAAACAATTAGAACGCTTCCACAATCAACAGTACACAGTATGTTCACACTTCTTTGTGAGGAAGTGTGACGTCTGGCCTCACAAATCATT